GACTGTTTCCTCAGTTGCTTCTGTAGATTCCTCTTCAGCAACAACTTCTTTTGATTCGTCGGCTTCTGCCTCTTCGGCATACTTAGGTGCAGTTGGCATGGGATCAGCTTTTCCAGCGTTCTTAGTGATTACGTCCTTAACTTGCTTAATAGTCGCGGTTGGCGTTTTAAGCATGTTACTGTTGTCGTCAGGCTTTGAGTTCTCAGGCGTAGGACCACCAAGATCTTCAACGGAACCTTGACCATCAGGAACGTAATTAGGAGTAGTAGGCATAGGATCGCCTTTTGCTGCTCCACTATTTACAGCGGTATTAGATTGCTGTGTCTTTACATCCATTTCTTGTAAATCTCCACGGGACATTGTGAACTCTCCGTCGTAAAACGTGTTAGATATCGTATAATCTATGTTTATTTATTAAATCAAAGATTTGATAAGAAGTTTTGGAAGATTTCCAACTTCTTCTCGTCAAGTTGACCTTGATCTACTAATTTATTTATAGTTTTTTGGGTCTTCTCAATGACTTCCTCCACTGCCTTTTCAGGCTCAGCAACTGCAACGCTAGGATGAGTAATAGTTTTTTCTTCTATTACTTTGATCTCAGATGCTTTTGCTTTTAGGATTCCTGCCTCCCAAACCCAATCAACTCCTTCCATGATGCCATTAACAAAAGCATCTGGTGCGGAAGGATCTGCTACTATGTCAGCAGCAGTTGCAAGCATAAAGTCTTCACCGACAACTTTGTAGCCTTCGCTAGTGTCTTTGAGACTTCCCATGCCTCTAGAAGAAACTCCAAGTTGTACGCCTTCGTCAATAAGACTCTTGGCGATGACACCCATTGGTGTTTCTAAAAGCTTTGCTTTTCCTACAAAATTAGTTCCCTCTTTGTGGAGGTCTACAATCTTGTGGGATACCCTGTCTAGATTAACAGTAGGACCTTCGGGGTGTCCTAACTCACCAAGAGCTCGTCCTTTTCCAACGAAAGCTTCGTTGTATCTGTTGACTTCTCTTTCAAGAGTTTCAACAGGATAGAAACGACCGTTCCTGTTCTTGAGGTTTCCTTGTAAGAAAACACCTTCAATGAACATAGATTTCTTGCCGTCTTTTTCTTCGACAAGAACCTTAGCGGTTTCGATCTCTTCCGTGATGAGTTTCATGTTAAGCCTCAGGTTGTTCTTCTACTTCATCATCTACAGGTTCTGCCTCAGCGACAGGTTCTTCAACTTCTGCTGTATCCTCAACAGAACTAGGTGTGCCAGGAGCTTCGTCTTCAACCTCCTGTTCTTCCTCATCATTCAAATAAGGATTAGGTCCACCAAACATGTCAGCAGTGACAGCTGGTTTCACAAGGTCAATGTTTTCCGCAGCCTTGTTATATAAGATCTCTTTGATCTTATCATGGATCTCAGTTGCAGATCCATCTTTCCCTGCGGCAATCATATCAAGTAAATCATTATCCATAAGTGTTAATATAGAATTAGACTAGTATTATTTATATTTCCCCGCCTTCTGGCATCTGTGGAGCTTGTTCTGCACCACCTTCTTGAGGTGCTCCACCCATGTTTGGATCTTGTGGATTCATTGCACCACCAGGCATCTGTTCGGGATGAACTCCAAGTTGAAGTTGTTGTACTTCCATAGGATCAGCGAGTTTGCCATCCTTGATTTCCTTCTCCATTTGCTTGTCGATCTCAATGACCTCCTCATCCTTCTGCTTGAGGATTTTTCTTCTCACATAATCAAGTGAGAAGTATTTACCAACATAAGGATCAACAGCGGCAACAACACCAAGTCTTTCGTTGAGTAGTTCTGTCTCTTTAAGTTCTGCAAAGTGATTGTCATACACAAAGTCATATTGAATATGATCTCCAAGTACTTCCCAATCTTCTGGGGTGACAATGTTTTTTAGAATTAACTGAGTCTTCAACATGTCGTTGAACAGATGTGAGAATCTTTTTCTCATTCTGCCAACAAACTTTGTAAACTTGATCTCATCTCTTAAGATCTCAGAGGATCTACCAAGATTGAATCCATCACCAGATCCAGCGATACGAGATTCTGGAACTCCTAATGATCGGTATAGTTTCTTTTGGAAGTACTCGATGTCGCTAAGTTCGCCAAGATTTTGTCCACCTGGCAACGTAGTGATTTCAGTTCCTCTGCCACCCTCTCTTCTGGGTAACCAGAAGTCTTCGAGCATGGACATGTGTTTTCTGTCATCTCTTATTTCTCCTGTAGATGCGTCATAGACGAGTTTATTTCTATAACGGTTCATTACCTCTTTAAGGTATTGTTCCGCTTTCATCTTAGGTAAGTTACCTACATCAATATAGAAAATTCTTCTTTCTGGAGCACGACTCAACCTGTAGATAACAAGAGAGTCTTCAATCATTCTAAGTTGATTGAGTGCCTTGATTGACTTATGTAAGTAAGAAAGAATAGTCTGTTTATTCCTATCAACCAAACCAGAGTGACAGAAAGAAATAGCATCAGGTGCAATCTTTACTGGTCTTTGTTTGGTAGAGAAAGGAGTTTGACCAATAGCACCCAAGGCATTTTTACCTTGTGTCTGACTGGGATCATACTGATAATACTCTTCTATCTCTGGGTTCTCAATATCAGCAGGGTTCTTAGCATTTACCTGATTGATTGCTCCTCTTAATGAATTATCTGTCTTGAGTTTCCTTACCAACTTAATCTTAAGTGGGTCAATATATCTTACTTCTTTAATACCTTCTTCTGGCGCTTTGATATCAATTACCTTATGGTAATAGATTCTTCCATCAACATACCAGTTCCTAAGAATCTCATGACACTTATCATCGAAGTTCAAAATCTCCTTGATTGTTTTGAACTCTTCTCTTATGAGATCTTTAAGTTGCTTAGATGCTGGAAGATTCTCCAAATCGATTTCGACTGGAGAATCATTCTGATCTGAAACTATTGCTTCATTTATAATATCTTCAATGGCACTATCCACTTCGGGATGCAGTGCCATTTCTCTATATCTTTTTATTAACTCAAACTCAGACTTAAATACACCATCAATATCAACGTACTGCCCATAGAATCCGCTCGAGACATAATAGTCCGACGAATCCTCGTTAGATTGGGGTACAGGAGAGACAACGTTTTTGTTTTGTTCGTCATCCTTCTGGATTTTGAATCCAAATAATTTAGCCATTAATCACGTTCTGGGCTGTTCCCAGTTATTTATATCACTTTAATTAATCAGTTTCCTGTGTGTCTGTTCCGTCGCCAGCTCCAAGTTTAGTTGGCTTTGTCTGTCCTGTTCCGAAGACATTCTCATTATTTGCTCCGTATACATCCCACCACTGAACTTGTAGGTCAACAGTAAACTCTTCAATAGAATCAGTTTGATCGTATGAAAGTTCGATTGCACTTACGTTAGTTGGGAATGTTCCGTGGAACTTATACTTTCTGAGAATAGGCACATCTTCATCCACACCAGCCAAACTGCCAGGAGTTCCTTTAGGAGCTCTACCAAGTTGGCTAACAGTCATATCAGTCTGATAGTCTGCTGGTGTAACTTCACCAGTAGCGTTATCATGTTTGTTGATTGCGTTCATCCATCTCTCGAAAGCATTTCTGATCATGAAGTCAGTATCGTTGATGACTGTGATTGTCCAGACATCGAATGTTCTGTCTCCAGCGATCTTCAAGTTTCTTCCTCTGAAAGGAACATCAATTACGTTGATGTTGGATGCAGGGAGATTTGCAGCTTTAACTAAGAATTTCCCCATATCTTTTGCGTCTTTTTCGTTAAGACCAGTAGGGAAAACTAATTCTACTTCAAACAGATTAGGGCGAGCACCACCACCGACTAACTTACTTTTGAAGTCGTCGATGGTTGTTGCATTAATCTTTGAACTATTTGTGTAGGCCATTGTTTGATTCCTCTTCGTGTGTATTTAGTAAATGGTGATTGAATTAGGCGGAACCAACCACTTCATCGAAGGCGATGCCAGTTCTCGTAGCAACAAAGGTAAGACCAATGAAGTTGATGGAACGTGCAGGCTTCACGAAGATATCTGCCTTAAATGTGTTAGAGTCAATAACATCAGGTGTGTTGTTTGTCTCATCGCAAATGACAACGAAGTCCGAGATACCTCTCTTAGACTTGACATCACGAAGATAAGGTTCAACAATATTCAAGAAGTTGGATCTTGTAAGTTCATCGTTGAACTCGAAGAGTTGTGATCTTGCAGCTCTCTCGATAGTTCCTTCGATTGTTAAGAACAAGCGACGGACGTTGATTCTATCGAAAGCAGAAGCTTGCTTCTGAGCAGTTCTGTCACCGAACAATACGATACCAGAGCCAGGAGAGAAGATAACAGGGTTAATTCTCTTAGGATAAATCGTATCTCTTTGTGCTTGAGATGGGTTGTATGCAAGTTTGATAGCATTGTTGATTGTTCCTCTAGCTGCTCCAGCGGGGGAGAACCAAGGGAATGAGTTAATCGAAGTTCTTGCCATCAATCCAGCAATGTCACCATTCAGAGGAATGTATCTGAATGTGTTATTGAATCTATCAAATGTGTACTTATAACCAGAGTCAAATACACCATAAGATGTAGATTGTAAACTATCGTAGAACTGTACGATGTTTGCAGTTTGTTGATCAGTGTTAGTTACACCAACAACTCCAGATCTGTAAGGAGAGATACATGCAACGCAGTCTTTTCTGACAGATGCAATACTCAACAGTTTGTTTGCCTTAGCCTGTGCTTCGTAAATGGATGCACCACTTGAAGGACCTTGGATAAGGAAGTTGACTGCATACTCAGCAGGGTTGTCAAGAACTGTGTAAGAATTTACAACCTCACCTAATGAACATTCATATCTACCAATTCCACCGTAGTCATTTCCTTGAGAAAGTGAGAATGTCTTAGGACCTGAACCGTTGAAATTAACTCCCTGTGCTGGTTGTCCCCAAACACCAGATCCATCCACTGTGTATCCACTTAAAGCAGTATTCTTGAGACCAAGACCAGTTTGAGCAACACCAACGAAAGCATAGTTAGAGAACTGTGCAACGTAATCTTTGTAGTAGATATTTGTAGAAGGAGAAACCTTAGCATCAGTTGCCTTAGATAATCCAGTCCATTTCTCTACAATGTTTCCAGATGTGCCTGTTACCTTACCTGTGTCATCAACAATGACAACATGAACTTCATCGTTTTCACCACTTCTGTCTTTAGCATATTCAGAAGTTGATGGACGATTTGCAATCTGACTCCAGAAGATAGTCTGGTTTGTAAGTCCAAGAGTCTGTTGATCATACCAGTCAACAACGGAGTTACCTTCTCTGAGGTAAATACCACTGTCAATACCAGACATCACTTGGAATGCTGTGTTTGCAAATGCAACAGTTGCTGCAGTGTCCATGATGATTTGTGCAACACCACCAGTAGTTGCATAAGCAACAATAGTACCAGAGTAAGTTCCGTTAAGAGATCTGATTGTGTCGCCAGGTGCAGTCTTAAGTGTGTTTAAATCTGATCCAAATGCGATAGTTGTGGAACCAATACCGATGTTTGCTTGGAATTGAGTTCTCTCAATCGAAACGGACTGACCAGAATTATTAAAGATCTTCAGTCTGTTTGCATGGTTGACTGTGCTGTCAGCAGTTTCGTTTGCAGTAAAGATCGATAGACTATATCCTTGGAAAGAATTAGTTTCAGATCCTTCTTCGTAACTCGCCTTTGTCCAAGTGTCATCAGAAACGTTATGTTTCGCAGCAACCTTGACATCAACAGAACCAACATTGATTCCAGTGATGATACCTTTTAAGTAACCTGTTTGAACACCAACTGTTCCATCTGTGTTTGCAACCTGAGATGAGAACGCAGCAGTTACAGCGAATCCAACTGATAATCCTTCTGTACCGATTGCAATTCTCTGGTCTGCGGCACCATCAATGGTGCATATCTTAAGATCGTTTGCCCAAGAGCCAGGTGATCTTGCAGCGTAATGCCAAGATGTGGGTTGAGAATAATTGTTGTAATAGTCTTCTTGAGACTTGATTTGTAAGTTAGTAACTGCAGCACCAACAGGTACGTTAGCATTAGAAAGTACGTCGTTACCACTTCTTAAAACTCTAAGAACTCCACCGTATGACAAGAACGCGGATGCAGTCATCCAGTATTCATATTGTCCGTCAGCGGTATAGGGTTTACCAAACGTTGCAAGTAAGTCAGCTTCTGTCTCGATCAATACTGGTTCGTTGACAGGTCCTTTTGCGAAAGGTCCTGCAATAGCACCCACCTGATCGGCAAGGCCGTCAATCCTTCCTACAGTTAAGTCAACCTCTCTTACCTTAACGCCTGGAGATACTAGATTAAGCGCCATGTTTGTGTTCCTCTTGGATCTCAGTTGTTTATCTGTTATTATTTAGAAAAATGACCTTTTCTGTGGGGAAATCGTACATGAACCCCCTACCAATCTGGATATACGTCTGGTTTATCTTTCCTTCTTTTTCTCTTTACTCGATCAATAGTACAGGTTTTACACTCATATGAGTATGACGAAGGCAGAACTCCTCTACTCTTTCTAGTCAAGTAAAAACCCTCTGTCAGTGGATATGTTCTTCCACAAACTCTACATTTTCTTTCGTGTAAAAATAAAACTGGATCATCTAAGTCCATTACAGGTAATCCCACATATAAGATCTATCCCCATATTCGTCTACATGCCATCTGTCACCAGAACTGTCTACGAATGAAGTCTCTTCCGATACACCGTCAGCAATGAAACCAAAAGGAGCCATGTCTTGTTCTATCTGATCTCTTTGATCATCATAGACTCTCTTTCGTATATCATCATCGGTCATCTCTTTAAAATAATCTTGCATCACTAACCATGCAAATATAACTAAACACATAGCAAGGTCATCATTACAACCTTCTTCTGCCTCAAACGAGTTTGATTTTTCAATAAAAGTTGTCAGTTCTGCAATTATATTGTAGTCATTGATGATTAATTTATCTGACTCAATGAGTGTCTTTAGGTTCAAAGCGCCTATTTTCTTTACAGTCTTAGACATCTTGACTCCTAGTTGAACTTTACTACCAGAGAATCCTTGTCCTAAAACTTGACCCGCTCTACCTCTCACAGCAGTCATCAAGACATTTTCATATTCTAAGTCATAGAATAATATAGATGCAATTTGATCACCTATATCATTTACCTCACATAATATAAAAGCATTATTATATGCCCTAGCAAATTCTGCAATAACACTAGGGAATAACATTGGTTTTATAGTATTATTCCTATACTTTGCAACTACTTTATATGGAAATGTAGTTGTATCAAACACAATAAAAGCAGAGTAATCTTTCTCTACACCTCTTGCAACGTCTACTGTGATTGAATAATTGTGTTTTTCTATCGGGTTTTGATATATCTCACCGCCTCTCTTTCCAGTATTGATTGGTTCATCATACACCATAGTCTTCAACTTAGATGGTGCAATCAATGTATCAACAGATCCTAAGAACTCACACTCAAACTCAACACGGAACTGTGCCTCTGATGTGTTCTTGATCGTCTGTTCTCGCCAAGCATCATCT